TTTGCATTTGATTGGGCTATTAAAAGCGCTCGTTCTGCTTTATCTCTAACTGTTTCATAGTTATCCAACTTTGTTTCAATTCGAGCTAATCGTTCGAGTACTTCTCGCCATGCTTGCTCCTCCATAACCCCTGCTTTCTATTCTTTACTTGCTCCACCACTTATTTCTTTGGATTTGTCCAAAATTTGATTGAAAAATTCTGTTAGTTCAATCCTTTGGGTTTCCTCACTGAAAAATTCATTTGCGTTAAAAACAGTTACTTCCAATTTGAAAGACCCATCTTCATTAACATTTCCTTTAATATTACCTGTTGGAATATCAGCTGTTCCAGTCTCTCCTACATACTGCAAGATGTTTGATTTTAGTATTTTCATTGTTTCTCCTTTATTCAACATAGTACGAAATATAAGCACCAAAATAAACAGAATCTCCACCCCAGCGATAACACCTCACTTCTCCCGAGGAATTAATGGAAATTTGAGCGGTTGCACCAGCTCCCTGAGCAGTAGCAGGCATGGAAATATCGCTTGGGGGTCTAGCGTTTGTTGGAAGTATTCCCAAAAGCGTTCCGCCGCTCGTGACGACAGGGAACCCATCACCGTTACCACCGTGGATATTCATCGTAACTCGATTGTTTTCACGTTTCCACTCAGCTCTACGTCCACCGATATTTCCGATTTGAGTCCAGTTTACATCGGAGGACAACTTGACACCGGCTGGTGAGATACTCGCAGAAATTCCCGTGCTGTCTGTTAAGAACATGCCTTGAAAATTCGTACCGACTGATATTATTCGCCCAGTAGAATTATCCGTGTAAGTCATGATAAGTCCTTGGGTGCTATCCAAACCAATAGAATTTGTTGTATTAACAGATGAATCAGTTCGGGTAATTATTAGATGGTCTTTTTCAATATTCGTGCTCCCAGCAACGGTTCCATTTTTCCAACTCGTTTCAATAACTCCATCTGTGAACTTCCCATTTTTCACTTCTAAATCTGTACCATTGATTTTTTCTGCAGTGATAGAATTAGCATCAATGTTATTTGCACTTAGAAAGTTAATCATCCAGTTTTTGCCATTGAAGTAATACTCCGTATTAGGCTTGATAACTGTTCCATCACTTGCGGTAAGGTCTGCGGTACCTGAATATTTCCAAGTTAAGTCTTTGAATCGAGTCGTTGGCTCAGTATCAGAAACAACTTTACCTGGGTCACCGTCAGTCCCTTTATCACCATAAACTGCTTTTTGTTCCACAATATCTTGTGTCAAAGGTGCTAAATTAAATGTTGTTCGAGTAATAGACCAGAGATATTTGTTGGTGGCCGTTGTTGTAGGCTGCGTTGTTTGCCATACGCTATTATCCCAAGGGTCAACTGGTTTTGCTGATGTTTGTGTAAGCTGATATTTCTGCTCAATGCTTACAACTCCTCTACCGTTATTTCCATCAATACCTTTAAATACAGTCCAAGGCGCATATTTAGTAGAGTCTGTGGATGCTGTAGCTGTGAAATCTGAATACTGACCAATGTAGCTCGGCCAGTCAGCGGTTGTGACTTCGCTAGCTGAGGGCATGTGTGGAGTGGCGGTTGAGCCAAACTCTACTTTTAAATTTGTGATTGTAACTGTTGTCCCAGCAGGTAGACCTGATGTTACAATTCTATATGAATTGAAACCGACACCTGCTAAAGTAACTGTCTCTTTGTGAGTACCGCTTAGATTAGTGTTACTAACACTTTGATTTGTACCCCCTAAACCATAAGTAGGTCTAATCGTACCTGACCAAGTTCCTGATGAGTTTGTAATAGCATAATTATAAGTAATAGTTAATGGTTTATTTAAAATATCAGCTATAACTCCATCTAATGGATAATTATTAGATGAAATATTCTCTGCTGTCCCAGTAGAAGTGTAAGATTGTGATTTTGTGTTTTTCAACAAATTCAAATTCGGATAAACAGTCGTGAAACCGTCAGTACCGTCTGCGCTGTTGGCATAGGCTATGTGAGTGTATGATGTTTTACCAGCAATTCCGTCGTTAACATTAGTGATAGTCACCGACTGACTACCGACTACTTTTCCACCAACTGTTGCTTTAAAGCTATAAACTGCTTTATCCACAACTCCGCTGGCATCAACTGTGATAGTCTGAGCGTTCGCAACAACCGTTCCGTCTTTCGACCATTCGTAGCTATCCGCAATTGTTTCTTTATCATCTGAACCGAAATAGATATGTGCGCCTAATGTAGTCGTTCCCGTTCCATTTTTAAATTGCAAGCCATTGGTAGAAGTGATATCAGGACGGTAAGGAGTATTAGCATTGATAATTTCTTGCATTCTAGCAGTTAGATCATCAGACACTTCACTTTTAAGCTTGATATAATTCGAAAACGTAATTTTGTTACTTGTAGGGTTAGTGAAACTTATTTCTAATTCACTCACACGAGCCGACAAAAACAAGCCAACATTTCCGTCAGAATCAATGAAATTCTTATCTTGAATTCTGACCGTATCGCCAATATGAAGCGGTGTCCCATCGCCAGTACTTGAAACAGTCAAGTTACTTGTGGCTGTCACTTCATAAGTCACTAATGGATAAGCATATTGTTTCAGCTGACTCAAAGCGTAGCCCCACATGGCATTGACTGTGGTGTATTCGGTAGCTTCGTTCTTATTGGTAAATATATCGCCAGTTGACGATTGAAGTTGTGAAGGAAACATCTGAGCAGATAATGGAGCTTTAGCGTAACTTTCACCAGCTCTTTTATAGAATTCTTCTTGCCCTTCTGAATTCGTAACTGACCAGGAAGAGTTTTTCCAACTTAACCCATCTTTCCCAGTGACATAAAGTGAATTAAATATCTGAGACTTTTCAACTTTTCGATTAACCCCTGTGACATTTTCTCCAAAGGATAAAAGCACATCATTTCTATTTTGACCAACTCCTTGAATATCGCCACCATCATTTTTCTTGTAAATATTGAGTGTGATATTATCAAGCGTTCCATCTCTTTTTAATTTTGTGACAAACTCAAATTCTGCGTCAAAATTTTGAATAACTGAAATTAAACGAGCAAGTTTAGTATCTTCCGAATCATAATTAATGACCCTTGTATCATTTTCAACCTGATTAATACCAAGTGAGATTTTTGCAAAATTGATTTGGCCTAATTGGTCAAAGTACCATTTAATGTTATGGCTTACTGTATTTTTTAAGGCTTTCACTTCTTCATTTCGCATTTCAAGGTTTAGGCTTAGACAATTGAAAGTGATTTTGTCATCATCTTCTTCAACAATGACAGAATCAAAAAGGAAATCCTCGTCCTCGTACTGAAAGCTGAAATAAGCTCGCTCATTTAACAGTTGAACATAATCTTGGACTACTCCATTTTTTATTTTATTGACCGTGAAATCAAAAGTTGATGTCCCCTGTGCTAAGTAGCGATGAAAATTATCGTCTTTAAAATCTGGCGTTTCAGAGTCATCATTACTGAGAAAACCAACCCGTTTTAAAGTATGGTCATGAATTGAGATTAACATTATAAGATTCGCTCCTTCCACTTGATTTCAACTTTAGGCGGGCTTGTTGTGAAATTTGAATACACAATATCTAGCCTTTGGCTTGCTCCTGGAGGAATTGACAAGAATTCTGAACCCGTGATATAGTCTGAGTTCGCCCCTAAGTCATTAACTGTGATTTTTGATTTTTCCATATCAACTTTTATTTCATCTTCTGGTTGATACTTATTAAGAATATCCACAGTATACTCATTGTTTAGATTCATGAGTTTAAATGATCTAAGACTTGTATCTGCTACCATTTGATAATATTGTCTTTTCCCGATCACAACATAAACGTAAGCAAGTTTGGTAGATGCTGGCACATCATCCATGAGATAAGTTTCAGCCATCGCTCGCCAGTAAAAAGAAATCTTGTTTCCTTGTTTGACAATGGCCTGTCCGCCATGACTTGCAGCAAAAAGTGGAGACCCATTTTTATCTGGTTTCCCAGTAGTCGCTGAGAATGTATGGTTTTTGAAATGTTTTAATTTTTTATCTCCACCAATCAGCCAAAAGTTCAAACTTGCATTTTCACCAACACCTCCTTTATAGATTTCAAAGCAAGCAAGAGGCTGTTTGTTTTCATCCGCAAAATGAATTTGAAATCGGCCGCATTGTTCAAGATTTTTCTGAATATATAATGTATTGAAATTAACATGCCAATCTTTAACATAATTACCCAAATCATCTTTAGGTACTTCATATCTTAAAACTCCTGCGTTCCAAAGCGAA